TCGGATTCAACTGACCTAAATAGGTATCGTTTTCGTTTAAACAAAAACGGACCTAATGGAAAGCCGAAAATCGAAACTGCTCATGAAGAGGCGGTTTGCCTCTTAAATAGTACTTTAAACCGACCTTTCAAAACATTGTGTTCTGAACTGAAGGTAGAGTATCTATACGACTATTTAACCGGTTTATCTGGTATTATACCAGATTCACATGTTAAGTACGGCACCACCCCGGCACAAACTAAGATAAGAAAGCTAGTCTCGGTCCCTGACTCTGGTTTTAAAACCAGAATCGTGGCTATCGTCGACTTTTGGACACAGTTGATACTTGAACCTGTAAGGGAACATGTATTGAGTGTGACAAAGCAGTTATTCGTAAAAACGGATTTCCGCCTAAATCAAGATCTTGGCGTAGCCAAGATGGTTGATTTTCAAAAGCGATGTCTAAACGAGGAAATTGTTAGAGGGCATAAGTTGAATATAAATTCACTTAAGTTCTACGACATCTCTTCGTGGACTGACAGGTTTCATCGTGATCTTCAAAAGATTACTATGAAACACCTTTTCAGTCCGAGACTATCTGAGAACTGGGCACAACTTGTTGTGCACTGTTCCTGGAATGTAGGAGGCAAAGATCATACTGTAAAGTATGGTCAAGGCCAAGGAATGGGAACGAACGGCTCTTTTGACATAGCTACCTTAACCGATCATCTTTTAATACAATTTGTATTAGATAATGATCCAATCGTTTCTGGAATTTTCCAAGATAACGAGTGTTACGGTAAAGTAGGCGATGACCTCTGGATATATGATCCAGGAGATTCGATTAAGAAAGTTTATGCGAAGATTAATCTTCCAATTAACTTCTCAAAATCAAAAGAGTATTCCGCAGTCGGCTCTACAGCCGAATTCTGCAGTCGAACGTTCCTTAACGGGACGGATGTATCTAGGATCTCTCCTAAGATCATCTCGAAATCCCGAGATTTCCGTTACATACCAACTCTTCTTAGTATTTGTGCGTCGAGGGGCATCGAACTATCTAGTTCGTCCTTCCCACGCCTTAGTAATACTACTAAAGACGGAGAAGAAACCTACTTTGACAAGCTCCAACCTTGGATAATAAGTTTGTTAGCAATTGGGCAAAAGGAGAGATCCTTAGCACAATTCTTAACACTTGATTATCTGAGGAAGGGTAAATGGATCTCCGAAGATTCTGAAAAGATTCTTTCGGATCCTGCCTTGATGGAGAAAATACTAATTTCTTACAATATTGTAAGAATAGCTGACTCCATGAAGACTGTCAAAGCAAAAACTGCTGAGACCTTCGAGGTACAGTTATCGATTCCATGGGGAGATTGGGGTATAATTAAAGACTCCAATCTGTTCATGAGCGATAAAGGTGCCAAAGAGGCAAGGGGATTGTTTCAGGTTGATAGAACTTTTTTATTACCGAAAGAAATAATTCTTATTCAGCGTTTAGTCGATCAACATCATTTGGTATCTGGTTTACCCAACGAAATGTTGGAATTAGAGGAAGATAAGATTACTCCTATCATCCAATTATCAGATAAGCTTCATGACATTGCAGTACGATCAGTTTATGATCGTGGCAACATTAATTACGACGTAAAAGAAGCTCGTTCAGCTTCATTTGCAATCGTAAAAGTCATGGAGGCTTCAAATGAGGACTTCACAACCCTTACTTTGAAGGATCAGGAATCCAAATTACTTGTGAAGCAGATGCTTCTCAATGATTTGAATATGCAAGGATGGGGTCAGGAATTACCAGAACTTATTGTTCAAACCTAACCGGATCCATGCTTCTCCACTTAAGTGGACAGTGTGGGACGGTTTCTATCCCTAGAGGAAATTAAAAATTTTTAATTTCCTCTAGGGATAGAAACCGTCCCACACTGTCCACTTAAGTGGAGAAGCATGGATCCGGTTAGGTTTGAACAATAAGTTCTGGTAATTCCTGACCCCATCCTTGCATATTCAAATCATTGAGAAGCATCTGCTTCACAAGTAATTTGGATTCCTGATCCTTCAAAGTAAGGGTTGTGAAGTCCTCATTTGAAGCCTCCATGACTTTTACGATTGCAAATGAAGCTGAACGAGCTTCTTTTACGTCGTAATTAATGTTGCCACGATCATAAACTGATCGTACTGCAATGTCATGAAGCTTATCTGATAATTGGATGATAGGAGTAATCTTATCTTCCTCTAATTCCAACATTTCGTTGGGTAAACCAGATACCAAATGATGTTGATCGACTAAACGCTGAATAAGAATTATTTCTTTCGGTAATAAAAAAGTTCTATCAACCTGAAACAATCCCCTTGCCTCTTTGGCACCTTTATCGCTCATGAACAGATTGGAGTCTTTAATTATACCCCAATCTCCCCATGGAATCGATAACTGTACCTCGAAGGTCTCAGCAGTTTTTGCTTTGACAGTCTTCATGGAGTCAGCTATTCTTACAATATTGTAAGAAATTAGTATTTTCTCCATCAAGGCAGGATCCGAAAGAATCTTTTCAGAATCTTCGGAGATCCATTTACCCTTCCTCAGATAATCAAGTGTTAAGAATTGTGCTAAGGATCTCTCCTTTTGCCCAATTGCTAACAAACTTATTATCCAAGGTTGGAGCTTGTCAAAGTAGGTTTCTTCTCCGTCTTTAGTAGTATTACTAAGGCGTGGGAAGGACGAACTAGATAGTTCGATGCCCCTCGACGCACAAATACTAAGAAGAGTTGGTATGTAACGGAAATCTCGGGATTTCGAGATGATCTTAGGAGAGATCCTAGATACATCCGTCCCGTTAAGGAACGTTCGACTGCAGAATTCGGCTGTAGAGCCGACTGCGGAATACTCTTTTGATTTTGAGAAGTTAATTGGAAGATTAATCTTCGCATAAACTTTCTTAATCGAATCTCCTGGATCATATATCCAGAGGTCATCGCCTACTTTACCGTAACACTCGTTATCTTGGAAAATTCCAGAAACGATTGGATCATTATCTAATACAAATTGTATTAAAAGATGATCGGTTAAGGTAGCTATGTCAAAAGAGCCGTTCGTTCCCATTCCTTGGCCTTGACCATACTTTACAGTATGATCTTTGCCTCCTACATTCCAGGAACAGTGCACAACAAGTTGTGCCCAGTTCTCAGATAGTCTCGGACTGAAAAGGTGTTTCATAGTAATCTTTTGAAGATCACGATGAAACCTGTCAGTCCACGAAGAGATGTCGTAGAACTTAAGTGAATTTATATTCAACTTATGCCCTCTAACAATTTCCTCGTTTAGACATCGCTTTTGAAAATCAACCATCTTGGCTACGCCAAGATCTTGATTTAGGCGGAAATCCGTTTTTACGAATAACTGCTTTGTCACACTCAATACATGTTCCCTTACAGGTTCAAGTATCAACTGTGTCCAAAAGTCGACGATAGCCACGATTCTGGTTTTAAAACCAGAGTCAGGGACCGAGACTAGCTTTCTTATCTTAGTTTGTGCCGGGGTGGTGCCGTACTTAACATGTGAATCTGGTATAATACCAGATAAACCGGTTAAATAGTCGTATAGATACTCTACCTTCAGTTCAGAACACAATGTTTTGAAAGGTCGGTTTAAAGTACTATTTAAGAGGCAAACCGCCTCTTCATGAGCAGTTTCGATTTTCGGCTTTCCATTAGGTCCGTTTTTGTTTAAACGAAAACGATACCTATTTAGGTCAGTTGAATCCGA